TCCTTATATGCTATTCTAGACGTAACTCGTGCCATTATTTACCTCCTTTATTTTTTTTTGCAGTCCCTGTTTTAACACATCTTCAGCTTGTTGCCTGTTTAAGGCTTCCATTTCTTCTTTAGATTCTATCATTACCCATAGCATACATAAATACACTATAGCGTCTGTTAATCTACCTTTTACATTTTCTCTTTGTGATACATGACCTTTAATATAAGATGCAATACCGTCTATATGCTTCATAAGATATATCCAAAGAACCATTTCCTGTGCATTCCCTGTTTGATTAGCTATTCTTTGAAAATTAGCAAATACATTATCTTTATTCATAGCATATTCTTTTTGACCTTTAGTATGCATATTTTTAACTGTATCAAGTATCCTATCTATTAGAGCTATCATTTCCCTGTGTTTCATCATTCTATCCTTACGTTGTTAACATTTAGTCTTACATTAAGAAACTCTTTTTCACGATTCTTATCACTTTTAACATGTATCATTTCTATAAGATTTGTTTCTTTGTTTCTATATGGTGCTAATGACAACAACTTATTAGCATTATATGCTACACGAAACGAACCTCTAGATGATGATATATCCATACCTTCTTTAAAAGCTGATTTGCTTATCTCACTGACAGCGAATACAACTACGTTGTATTTAACTGCAAGTTCCATAAGAGCTTGAGAAGCTTCTTCTACTTTCATATTATTATCTTGACGTTTACTTTTAAATAAACCCATATGGTCAACTACTACAAGTTCTGGTTTAGTTTCCATCATAGATATTTTCTTTTCTATATCACTAGGATATGGAGCAGAATAATCTACAGTAAGATACTCAAACTTATTTTCTTGTCCATTTTGCAATTGACTATAATGTTGTTCTAACTGGTCATGAGTCCATTTATTTTCTATCATTACAAACCTAGACCATATTTGTCTTGGAGACATTTCCATCTCAATAAAATACGTTGGTTTCTTTAATGCAACTATCCAGTTTTGTAATAACATTGTTTTCATACTAGCAGGTGGAGCTTGTATAATAACTACTTCACCTGGATAAATAGGAAAGTCTTGACCATACAAAGCACCTATATTAATAGGGTCATGGTCTCTTGCATAGAATTCTATAAGTTCTTTTTCCATAGCAGATGCATTCATTACATTCTCAGTTCTTAAACTTTTTCTACCTTGATGCAATTTACATGTACTATCGCAATAAAACTTAATAATAGGGTCATCCCAGCCATAAGTATAACCTTGACCACCATGTCCTTCATAGCAACCTTTAATGATATTAGCCATTTCTTCTTCTTTAAATGGATGCATACCACTAACTTTTTGACGCCAATTTTCCATAATCATATATACTATATCTTTTGGAAATCTCCATCTAAGATATGCTGCAATACGCAATGCAACCATATGCCTTTTACCTCTTGGAGCACCTTCCATCATTTTTTGTATACATGTATGATGCTTAGTGTCACCTATAACCTGTATTATTTCTTTTTGCTTTGCTGTTTCTTTAACTGTAACGTCAAAAACAGGCTTATCTACAGGATCTACAGGCTCCACTTCTTTTTGTTCTAAAGCATAATGTTTAATAACATTTTCTAAATCATTTTTATTACAATTCATCATACTTTCTACAAAATCCCATTGCATTTGTACTTTAAATAAACCAGATTTACTATTTTTAGTATTTACAATTCTAATAATTCTAGTTTTATCTGTTACTGAAGGGTCAGCTATATGAAATATACCTTTGTCTGTTAACTCTTTCTTTACAGCTATATGTAAATCTTTATGAGCTTCCCATTTAAATGCACTTTGATGTATACCTACATGAAAGCCAGTACCACTAAAATAAACTTTACTGGGAACATCTAGCTGTTTTAGGAGTTTAAGCAAATCAATTAATTTACTCCTTGCATCAATTACATTATCACCATCTACGTCTAACAAGAATTCTTCTGGTATATATATTTTACCATCAAATCCTGATAATGATTTATTATTAGCGTAATAACTCTTTACATCTTCATCATAATCATATAAAGAACAAAATGTATCATTCTCTATACCCTGCCATTGTTCAATATTATCTACATCTTGAAAATGATGTCTATTAGATAATCCGAACGCAAATTCTTTAATCATATCCTCTCCTTTTGGTTATATAAGGGGTGCTCACATATTCCTTTGCCTAGTTACCTAGATTTCTATTCATCTGTGTTATATAGGACTTATAGGACCAGTTGTTGCACCCCTTATCACATTAAACTAATTAAAACGGTATTTCATCTGTCGATGTCGTACTTGTTTCATTAGTCGTAGTGGAGGATACAAAACTAGTATCTACTGTTGCTTCTCCCTGTGTTTTAGCCATTACTTTAGGTTTAATGAACTCTTGATAATACTTTTCAGCTCTACCTTTCCAGTATATCACATCATCACTAGTAAACTCTTCAGCAGCATTTTTAAACTCTGTAGGAGCAAACTGTTTTAATATTCTACTATATTTACCATCTTTATATAGATATATATTAACTTGTTTACCTGCTAATAAAGCTGGATTATCATCCATTTTTATTACCATTTTACCATTATCGCCTTCTAAGCCACCTGTTATACCAGCATTAGCAAATCTAAAGACTTGGCCCATAGCCCATTCTTCTCCATTACTAACATTAGCATAAATTCTAGCGTTGAAATTATCAGGATAGCCTTCAAACCACACATCTATATACTTAGCATCATTATATACTCCGTATGCTGCTCTAGATATAGTTGCAATTTTCCAACCATCTCCATAACTTGTTCCACCACCTTTACTTACTGTCATTGTTCTAGCCATTAGTTACTCCTTTTTTTATAGCTTTACTTGAAATTGAATTACCATCATCATCTGTTTGTGCAATACCTACCATAGCAGATAAAGAAAATCTTCTAGCGTATGTTATTGTTGCACCTACAGCTTGAGCGTCCTGTTTGCCACCAATAGGCATTTTTAACTTAGATTTAATCCATTGACCTGATTCATGTAATAGCATAGTAGTTACATAAAAACTACCTCTATCACAGGTATCATTTCCCTGTATTACAGACAAACCATTTTCTGTTAATTGTGGAAAGCATGATTTAATTACAGCATCTAAATCAGCATAATCGGATTTAAAGAATGGATTAACGCTTGTTTTTACTGCACCTCTTAATTTAGACTGTGCCTTAGCTAAAGCTGCAGCAAGCTTGTCTATTTGTGGTGATTTCCATTCATCAGATCTTCTGTCTTCCTCTACTTTTTGGGGGACAGAATTCTGTACTTCATTGAGTTCTTCCATGAATCCTCCTGTGTTTATTTTGTTTTTATTATCCCTAGATGGGGGTTATAATTTACTAATACTATTTGAATATAACAAGAAATAACTGCCTATACTCTAAGGGGGAACGATAGTTTATCACGACTATCTAACACCAGCGCAAAAGAGTCATACGCCTAGAATTTAGCGGCTCTTAGTCACCATTATGTTGGAGGTGTCTGCCTAGTATAAATACTAGTACTACTTGCCCATTATAAGCAGTTATTTTCTTATTTTACAGATTGCTCTAAGATATAAGCTATTTGACCAGAAAGACTTCTATGTTCTTTTCTTGCTTTAGCTTTTATTTTACCTCTCAAATCATTAGTGAGATAAATACCTATAGCTATCTTATCTTTTACTATTCCCATAGTATTCTCCTTTGTTATTTATTTAATAACATTGTAGGAAAGTTGAATGAAAATGCTTTATCATAAGGCTGAAAAGTTATTAATTTTCTTACAGCATTACAAATAAAACTTCCACTCATGTTACTACAATAGCTTGTTGCCTTCATTGTACACGGTTCAGGATCAGATTGACCGTCAGGATACCATGTTTTAAGGTAACTTTTTAATGTTGGCTTTGGTAAAACATATTGTTGATAATGTTCTGCACCCATACGACCATCAATAATTGCAAAAGGTTTAGTTCTGCTTTTAGATATATGAGTCACTGCATCTAATCTAGATTTCATACTATCGAAACCTAGTATAATTATATCATTATGCTGACTCATAGGTATATATTCATTGTCTTCTGGGAATTTACCAAAATATTTATCGACCGTTTTCTTGTTTCCAGTGATATTTATTATATGATGATAGAGACAATCAACCTTATTTTTACCGACATCTTTTATGTTATACTGACTTACACCTATATTTGGTTGCTCAACAACATCTCCATCGTATAAAGCAAAGTTTTCTGCTCCCATCCTTGCCAACTGCATGGCTGCAGAGCTACCGATAGCCCCGCAACCAAGTATATGGTAAGAATAGTCATTCATATTACTAACAATATCACTGAATCTACTATTTTTGTCCATGTATTCCTCCTGTTAAATAACTTTCATTCCAACTTTGTTCATCAGCATAGTCCATATAAGGGTCTAAATGTTCCCATCCATCCTCACATGTAATCAAATCCCATGCATGAAGATGTAAAAGTTGGTCAAAATCACATTGTTCTACTAACTCAACTATCAAAGGCATTTTAGCTCTCTTTAATTTCCTGTTAAGGTCTTTAATTTTATTAGCATACCTTTCATATTGAAACTCACCAGCTATAAAAGCAGTATTTATTTCGTCTACTTTTTCTAATAATTGTAGCCATGCTTGTTTTACAATATTATTTTCACTATTTTTAGCTAATTCACCATTAAATAAAGTAGTTTGGTCTGTTTTTGGAATAATAGTTCCACTAGTCATTCCTTTATTAGTCCATTTATTCCAATTACTACCAGAATTATACCAATTATTAGCTGGTTGAGTACAAAACTTCTCTACTTCATCGTTTATCTTCTTAGGTATCTTAAATTCTTTCTCATCATTTAAGATATTAAGTTCAACATCTTTGTGCATTACAAAAGGTTTCCATACTGATACTCTACATTTATACTCTTCTTTTACATTAACTACTAAAGCAAAACTCAAGTCGCCATCTTCATATTCATCTATAGTATTTGTATCAGTACCACTCCAGAAAGCATCCATTTTAGCATGAGAATGCCACCAACAAAAGCGAATATTCTTTTTCTTATACTTCATAGCCATTTTACTATAATATGCTGCTAATTCAGTTTTATCTAATTCGCATAATGCTGCAGATACTTCCTGCTTCATGATTACTGGATCTGTAATTTGCCAGTCACCATCTTTATCTTGGATAGTAACTGCCATACCACCTATTTCTGTGCTCCATTTATCTGATGCACATCTGGCATAATTAATTATCTTATCCCATTCTTTCTTTTCTATAAATACTTCCATTATTGATTCCTCCTATTATTTACTAGATTTAATGTTAATGCCTCAAGAGCTTCTCTTTCAGCGTTTGTTGTCGTAGGTGAAACTTCTACAGGTTCATCTTTATATATCACTACAGCAGCTTTGTATGATGGACATTCATCTTTTACCATACAATATGCAGAGCAATAAGATTCTTCTGTAACATTTATTCCATCTTCAGCATGGTCTTGAACAATATGACCATATCCACAGTTAGAAGGTGTTATTTTAGCATTTATATTGTAATATTCATCATTACCTTTTAAGAAATTAGGCTGTCCATAGTAAGATCTATTGATTTGGTTAAGTGGACCTGTTTGAGTGTCATAATGTGTCATTAATCTATTTATAAATACTTTTAATGATATAAAGTCTAAAGCTCTTACGCAAGAATGAAATTCTTGACTCATACCTCCTGCACATACATATCTAAAAGCATCGTTAAATATATTATTATAATTATATGAATATCCATTACCACTAATAAATGGATGTTGCAATCCTTCATAACTACCATACCATCTGCCACCTATAGCATAAAACCAATTTTTACTACTGTTACCATTGGCTACTTTAATACTATTTGGTATTCTATTTACATCAAGCTTTGCAGATATTAGACAATTAATTATTTTTACTAATGATATTCTTATAACTACATAGCCTTCTCCAGGTAAATTAACTTCTGCTATGCTATCTGGATTTTCATAATGCCTGTAGTTAATTTTTACATCATTATAATTATATATTATATCTAATAAATAATTAGTAATAGCTCCATCAGTTTCTATTGGACTTATTTTTAAACTAAAAGCACCATCAGACATTTCATATTGCCTATATAAATGAGCTTTTATTACTTCCCATGACTCAACTACATCATCAGTATTATCTTGCATTACAAGTCCTTGTTGTCTAAAGCTAGTTAATATATCTTCAATGTTTACTAATTCATTTTTAATATTTCTTAACCTCCAATTAGAATTATCTTGTACTCGTTGTACAACTTTTTCTAATGAATTTGCTTTCTTATGCATTTCACCTTGATGCCATAATATATCTTTTATAGTATCATAAGCTCCTGGTCTCCAGTAAAACTTTTTAGTAATACCAAGAGGTTTAGTAGGTGCATGTAAATTATAAGACCTTGCTACATGATTTTCACCTTGTACGTATCTAGTATTAAATTCATCAATTAACTCTAATACTTCAGCTTGAGGTCCTAATTGAATATTTTCTATTAAGCTTCTCAAATCTGGATTTAACTCAAATAAGTTTGTTTGCATTTGTATCCCTCCATTGTTATAATGAAAGGGGCGAATTGGATTGTAAGTGCGGAGATCGCCCCCATCATTCTTGTTTACACTAAACTAGTAGCTACCGCCAGATTTGTTATTCTGTACAGCTGCTACCACGGAACCATCTTCAAGCTCGTGTGTATCCGCCACATTAGTTCCATTTACTGCTATATCAGCACCAGGGCTAATATCTAATTCACTTCTTAATTGAGCTACTGTTGATGAAGAAACTTCCTTATCAACAAAGCCACCACCTGCTAACCATCTTATTGTTCTAACATTTGCCATAATTGGCCTCCTATTCTGTGTTTAGTTAACTATTTCCAGCTATTTAACTGATCAACATAACAATCTTCTGCTATATCAGCTAATTTTTCTATTTCTAGATTATTACTCTTAGTATCTTTAAATTTCATAGTATACTGTGTAAGATTACCAGTTTTATCTAATCTAATTACTTTTACTTTTAACATATTGTAAAACCTCCTGATTCTCCACAAAATAATGCAAATCTTATTACATTTTCTGTGCTAAATGGATAGCTTGCCATAAACTTTGTGTCTTTTTGCTCACTTTTTTCCATCTTTTTTCTTTGTTCTTCATAATCCTTGCTATATTCATCAACTGTGCCATTATCAATTAATTCTGATAACCTCACAGATATTTCAACAGCTTTACTACTATTAATTTTCCGTCCATCATTATATGAACCAGCATTCATTTCTTCTTCTGTCAATATATCATCACAATGTTCACATACAAACGTCCATAACGGGCGCCACCACCATACATTATTACGAAAATATATACCAGGATTGTTGTCATGATAATCTTCATACTCTTTCCAGTATTTATTTCTATCTTTTTTATTAAGATTATCTTGCATTTCCCATCTTTTTTCGTAATCTTGGATAGATTCTATCATACCATAAATACTAGTGTCATCTAGTTCTACATTCATTTTAGGTGACAATCCATGTACATCAAATCCCATATTATTTACCTCCTTTAATTCTAGCATACCGCATTCTACGGTCATTAAACTCATTTAACAGATATGTAGGTATATTATACTTATTCATATCATTGATTGCGTGTAACTTATTTCTCTTGATTCCTTTAGTGTTCATAATTATCTCCTTTAATTATCTTTATTATCGTTTAGCACTATTTCTATACGTTTCATTAATAAATCACCTAGCTTATCTTTATCTCTAGTCAATACTATATAAGAGTATACATCTCTTAGAATAGCTAGTATATCATTAACATTTCTAAAATGTACACCCATTATTTAGACCTCCTTAATATTCCATTAAGTTTACCGTCAGAATACTTAGTCCAGAATTTAGCATTCTTACCAGAGGATTTATCAACTTTAATAAGTTTTAATTCCTTATTATTTTTAGTATTTTGGACAACTGATGTTACTACTTCATCATTACTTTTGTCACTATATACTATTTTACTTACAAGTTCGCTTAGTTTAGTTTTCACTGTTATCTCCTTAGTTAGTTTATATTTATTAGAGAGACTAATATTACCCTTTTGTTGGGCGCCACGTGGGAGTCTTGGGAATTACGCTATCGTGCAACCTTCTCACTCATCTTATATTAATCTCTCTAATTTATATGGCAGGGGCCTAGACATTACATTCTACCAACCTGCTATATTAAAAGTTACCATCTGCTACTTGAAGGCAAGGTAGTTTAGCACCCCATCTCCACATTTCTACAACTTGATTTCTATCATCTAGCACCAGTTTAACATCATAGTTAGGCTTAATATGTTCTTCATATAGTTTAAGCTTTACATACCTATCTTTATCATTGTTATCATTTTCTCTGATAAACATTTTAAAATAGTTCCAATCTAAATTAACGTATTGTAATATCCATAATAATGTTAATGAATATACATCTGTAAGATGAATAAATACTGTTTGAGTAGCATCATCTTCTCTTAAACAATTATGATGTCTACATTTTACAGATTGATTATAGAATGCATGTTCTTTTAATTCTTCTAAATCAGTGCATGCA